GTAAATTTTAAAAATTGGGGGTTACCGATATGAGAACTGTTACGACTGCGGTTAGAGTGCGGAAAAATGGCACTTCTGCTGCAAACTTTACAGGGCGGACTCCAAAAAATTTACCAGATGTTCATACTGATGAACTAGTTTTGAAAGTTCCTCCGATGCCGGAAGAATTGGAAAAACTACCAAAGGCGCAGAAGTTATGGACTGACTTCTGTCGAACACTGATCCACCGTGGCAAACTGAAATATAATCACTTGCTTGTAGTGATGAACGCTGTCAAATTTCACTGCCTAGCCTATGCAAGTAATGACCTGTTGTGTGAATTGGGTTATATACATTATGCTAGCGATGGCAGAATAGTTCCTCCGTTGTATCAGGTGCAAAAAACATTTCACGATAATTTTATGAAAGCGTATCAGTCATTGACGCTTGATCCGAAAACTGAAATGTACGACTGCCTGACAGCACAGACCGGAGGCAAGTCGGGATGTGCGACTGTAGAGATGGATCAATACGATGATTTCTAGTAGCTACGAGTCAGACGCTAAAAAATTTATTTCCGATTTACGGAAAATCAAAAACGCTCCGAGGTATGCGGTAGGATTTGAGCATACAATCAAAGCTATTGAGTATGCTGTAGATGTGGTATCTGGAAGAATCGAACGGTCCCGGCTCATAATACAATCCCTTGAAAATTCACTTAATGACATTCTCTACAAACAGACTGAAGAAAAATATCTTTGGAAGTTTGATCCGGTCAAAGCTGAAAAGACTTGCTTTTTTATCGAAACGCTCAGACACGTCAAAGGCAAGTGGGGCAGTCAGAAAGCGCACATAATTCTTGAGCCGTGGCAGTGTGATATTATTTGCAACCTTTTTGGTTGGGTAGACAAAGAAAGCGAAAACCGCCGATACACTGAAAGTTATTGTGAAGTGCCACGAAAAAACGGAAAGACTGTTATAGCTGCCGGAATCGGTTTATACATGTTTTTAGCTGATGGTGAATCAGGCGCAGAAGTGAACTGCGGAGCCAAGACCAAAACCCAAGCCGAGGAAGTTTTCAATCCGGCACGTTTGATGTTATTACAAAATCCGGCACTCCTGGCCAAGTATCAGCCGGATATTAAAGTTGAATCTATAAAACTAGCTGACGGTGGAACATTTAAAACTATTGTCGGAGTTCCTATTGACGGTGGTTCACCACACTGCGCTATACTCGATGAAATACATCAGCATAACAACGGCGACCTGTACGAGTCACAACAGACCGGACTCGGTTCCCGAGAACAGCCGCTAATCTTTATGATAACGACTGCCGGATATGATTTATTAAGTTTTTGTAAAGAAAAACACGATGAAAATGTATCTAATATTATGGGAAGTGTTCCCGATGAACGATTATTCTCACGCATATACTCAATAGATCCGGAAGATTTAGACCTTATTGGAAATCCTGACGAAAGCGCAGAAGTGGAAGAACGAGATCTGCGTATTCTGAAAAAAGCAAATCCAAATTTTGGAGTAAGTCTTAATACGTCATATCTGCGTATGCAGTGCCTTAAATCGTTTAAGTCAAATTCAGACAGAGCAAAATTTTTAACTAAACACTTAAATGTGTGGGTCAACAATGCGGCCGCTTATTTTTCGATGGATGCCCTGAAATACTGTGCTGATGATAAATTAAATATCGAGAATTTTATCGGTTGTCCGTGTGTCATATCCGTGGACCTTAACAGTAAACTTGACCTGGGTTGTATCTGCATAGTATTCGCTAAAAACATTGAGGGATTGTTACATTATTACGCTTTTCCTGAGTTCTTTTTGCCGGAAACAACTGTGAACGACTGCTCACAGCCTAATTTCAAAATATATCAAAAGTTCGCACATACTCCAGCACACAATACCTGTTGTGGGTTTGTTCTAAATGTCTCCGATGGTTACGAAACAGATTACATGAACATGACTGAAACAATTTCAAATCTGGCTACAGTGTACCATCCATCAGAAATAATATTTGATAGTTATAACGCACTTCAAATGGAGCAAGAAATAGAAAGAAACTACGGCCTAAATGTGTTAGAATTTTCAAAGACAACGGCGTATTTTTCACCAGCGATGAAAGAAATGAGCAGTGCAATTATGGCACAACGGTTCCATTTTGACGGTAATGAATGTTTGAGTTGGAACATCGGAAATGTAGAGAGCAAAAAAGACTTAAACGATAACGACTTCCCACGAAAGGCGAACCTAAGACAACAAAATAAAATTGATGGCGCAATATGCTGTATGATGGCAATAGCTAGATTGATGATTATAGGATGCGAGGGATCATGTGATGAGCATTATCGAAACATTTACGAAGATTATTAACAGAGGGAAAACCAAAACTGAAAATGTTAGAACTGCTGATTATGTAATCGGTGATTTTCCTTTTTCTACTCCTGACGCTATTAGTGCTGAATCTGCTATGCGAATATCCACAGTATATTCTTGCATCAGAGTAAGAGCAGAATCAATCGCTATGTTGCCATTACGGTTATACGAAATTAGCAAAGATGGCAGCAGAAAGCCAGCATATAAGAACCCACTGTATAAATTATTGCATGATGCTCCTAATTCCTGGCAGACTGCCGCTGAATTTTTAGAGATAATGTCCTGGAGCCTAGACACTTTTGGTAATTTCTATGCTTATATTTCCCGATATGGTGATGAAGTAGTCGAGTTAATACCGATTGCCAATTACATGGTAAGTGCTGATTATAAGCCAAATTCAAATGAGCCGATTTATACCGTGACCGTTAAAGTCAAAGGCGACACTAAAAATATCGTATGCGGTCAGAGAGAAATTTTGCACATAAAATTGACTGCGCTCGATGGCTTGCATGGACTTTCACCGATACAACAGGTCAATTCACTTTTCTACAATGCTGACAGTACAGATAAACTCGCCGGGAAAGTTTATCAGAATGGGATCATGACAAGCGGTGTATTGAGTACCGATGCCAAACTTGACAAAGACACACACAAAGCGATTAGAGATGCTTTCTACAAGACTTATACCGGGTCAGAAAATGCCGGAAAGCCTATGATTTTGGATAATGGCCTTAAATATCAGCAGTTTAAGATTTCCCTGGTTGATACGCAGTTTATTGATAATCGTAAATATGACCGTGACGAAATATGCGGAGTTTTCCGTATTCCGCCGCACATGGTCGCTAATTTAGATCATGCGACATTTAGTAACATAGAACAGCAGAACATCCAGTTTGTTAATTACAGCCTGGTTCCATATTTGAGAAGAATCGAACAGCGTTTAAATAAACAGCTTATTCCGTCAGACAAACAGCACAAACTCAAATTCAAATTTGATTTAACTTCACTGCTGAGAGGTGACAGCACGTCACAAGTTAATTATGTGAAATCTTTGCTTGATAGTGGAGTTATTACAATCAATAATGCGTTGGAAATGCTAGGAATGAATACTTGTATCGGCGGCGATATTAGAAAATTACCACTTAATACCGCATATATGGACCAAGACGGAAAGATTATCAATCCGAATTTAGAACAGTCGGAAGAATCCGCAGAAAATGCGACAGAAAACGGCGATATTTAATGCGATAATATTTAATTATGTGACACCTATCACACATAAAAATTTTGATATGGATTGAATAATGTTATAATGTGTGATAGGTAGAATAGGATTTTTGCAATTATGGCTAAAGAATTTCAGAAAAGAGATCTAAATTTTCGTGCGTCAGTAAATGACGAGGGAATTTTTGAAGGCTATCTGTCAACTTATGATGATGTGGATAGTTACGGCACATATTTTATGCCTGGAGCATGGGATAAATCTATTGAGCGGTTCAATTCCGGTGAAGTTATTCCGGTTCTTTGGTCACATGACAGATCAAAGCCTATTGGCAAATTCACAGAATTAAAATCAGACGATAAAGGTTTGTGGGGCCGTGGCAAATTAACTCTGGAAGATCCGCAAGCCAAAATTGCATACGCTCACATGAAAGACGGATCTGTTATGGGTCTTTCTGTTGGGTTCGAAATGGACTATGACAATGTTATCTATAACAGATTGCTAGACGCTCTAGGAATTGCAGAGGCAGACCTATTCGAATGCTCTGTCGTTGTATTCCCGGCGAACTCTAACGCAAAAATTACTAACTTTAAATCTCAAAATCATGATCATGGAGAAAATAAAATGGAAGGTTCAATCGCTGAAACTATTGAAAAAATGAATGCAGCAATCGAAAATCTGCGCACTGCACAGACTGCACAGAATGACGCAGAAATTTCAAAGCGTGATGCAGAAATTTCTGAATTAAAAAAACAGATTGCACAGTTATCAAACCCAATTAACGGAACTGCTCAGGCAGAAGATCCAAAGATGCAGTATGAAAAAAATTTCCACAATTACCTTAAAACCGGAGATGCTTTAAATCTTCGTGCGGCTGGTTCTGAGGGTACTAATGCAAATGGTGGTTATATCTGCCCTGATGGTTTGGATAAACGTGTTGTGGAACTGCTTACCCCACGTTCAACAATTCGCCGCAACGCAACCATTATTCAGGCAGCTGGAAAGAATTATCAAAGACCTTATAAAAAGACCGGTATCACTTCCGGTTGGGTAGGTGAAACTTCTGCAAGAACTGCAACCGATGCTCAGGAGTATGATGTAATTACAGCCACAGTTGGCGAACTGTACGCATTCCCACAGTACACACAGAACTTCCTGGCTGATACATGGT